ATATCAGAAGCATTTGGTGGAGCTGGTGAAGATTTGCAAGAAGCATTTAGTCGAATATCGCCAGAACAATTAAATAGCATTTTTAAAAATGGGCGTGTATTTGCTAATATGGAAATCATTTATCCAGCAACGAAAAATGTTATTGCATATGAAACAGCAGTATTACAATTCCATAATTTAGTTGAATATGATGAAGCTGGTAATATTGTAGAAACAGATGCATCAGGTGGTGCGACGGTTCAGCGTATTATACAAGAAGCTAATGCTCATATGCAAAAAACATTTAAAATAATACCTCCTCAAAAAATTAAAATTGGTAGAGTTGAAAATTTTGAAGATCAACAAGCTTCTTTTATTGATGAAATAGATCAGTTAAGAAATAAATATAATTTAAAAGATACTGATTTAGTTACTGAATATCATAAAGCATGGTGGGGCGATGTTATACGAGCAAAAGCTCAAGAGTTAGGATATCAAGTACCAGATGATGTATTAAACATATTAATATATCGTTGGGCATTCAATGATAAATCTACTTCTATTACTGCATTGAAAAAACAAATAACTAGTCCAGAATTTTTAGCATGGGTAACAGAATTTGATAAACAAGATTTTAAACGTTATCAAAAACAAAACATGGAACCGTTTGAAACTATCTTTTTAAGATTAGGCGCTGTGGTTTTAACAAATGCGACAAACTTCTTAGCAGTTAATCCTAGCAAAGCTGTTCAAGAAATAAAAATGGAATTAGCTCAATTAGTTCGTGAATTAGAACAAACTACGGATATTAAAGTTCTAGACAAATTAAAGGTAGAATTAGGACGTATACAACGGTTGGGAGGATTTGAAGCAATTGTACCATCGGAAGGTATAGTATTCACATATCGCGGTAATACATATAAATTAACAGGTGCATTTGCGCCGGTAAATCAAATATTAGGAGTATTAAAGTATTCACGTTAATATTTATATAAAAAAATAAGGTAAATCAAAATGGCTGAAAAACACAAAAGCAAGTATAAGAAACCAGAAAATACGAAATATAAAACTCGTAAAGATTTAAAAGATTATACTGCTGATGATAAAGAAGGTGGATTGAATCCTAATTCTACAGGTAACAAACAAAGCAACGTACTTCGTAAAACAGACAAAGAAGTTGTTGATACTGGTGATATCTATGTTAAATACAATGCAGATGATCGTTTATATAAAGATGTAGAAGAAGGTGATTATGATCCAAAACATGCAGCAAAAGTTTTGAAAAAACGTCAAGATAAAGATGAAAAAGATAACGAGAAAAATATTAAAGATAAAATTGAAAATTTAACTCGTGAACAAAAAGAGCGTTTGGTTAGAGAATATATTCGTAGAAAAATTTCTAAAGTGATTCTAGAAGCAGAAGAACCAGTAGATCCAACTGCTGAAAAACCTGCAGAAGAAACTCCAGCACCGGAACCAACAGCAGCACCAGCCCCAGAAACACCGGCTCCTGCGCCAGCTCCTGCCCCAACAGCAGATACTCCTGCTCCAGCAGCAGATGCAACAGCTGAACCAGCACCCGAAACTACACCAGAAGATCCAGTTGCATTAGAAAATGCTGCGATTGAAAAATTTGCTACACATTTACAATCAGAAGCTAGTAATATAGCTAAATTTAAAACTATTGCAAAAGTTATTAATTCAGTATTTAAAGATACAGAAACACCTGAACAATTAGAAAGTCAAAAAAACTTTTTTCAGATGTTAAGAACTTATGCAGTAAAAAAATTAGCATTTACTAATCAGACTGATACTGCTAAACCAGATAATAGTGCTGAATAAATTTAAATAAATAAAAGTTATATATGTCAAAAAAGTTACAAAACATTAAAGCTATTCAAGAAATGTTGGATGGTACACACAGATTTCAAACTAAGAAAACTGTAGGTTTTAGTGATGCTGAATCGACAGCAAAACAAAATGAACGTCACGAAATTGGTGATGTTTGGGAAGAAACTAGTCCGTCTGGTGTTACTTATATTATTGAGCAACGAGATGGGTTTCGAATTAAAAAAACAAAAAATTCAGATGTACTTCAACAAGTTAGAGATGAAATTAGATCATTCCCAAATTGTAGAAAAGAAGTATGTACCTGTTCGGGTAAACACCCATTAGATTTAAAAATGAGAAATTTTCATGGAATGTGTTTCGATTGTGTAATTGAGATGGAACATGAAATGAAAAAAGATGGCACATTTAATGAATATGCATATAATAAGATGCGTGAAAATGCAATGTCATGGCTTAGGGATGCAGAACGAGATGTTAAAATGCTTCGCGAAGCATATACCACTGCTGCAAACTTCGTAACTAACTCTGATGGTGTTACTGAATCATGGGCAGCAAAAATGACACCAGAAGAATTTGATGAACAAATACAATCACAATTCGAAAAATTTAAAGAAGATTTTATTAATAAACTAAACAACGTATACAACAATGAAAAAAACGATTAAAACAATTTATGCATTTTTAGCTGGAATAGTAACAGTAATTATTTCAGTATTTTTATTTAACAGAAATAAAAAACAAGTTAATGATGACTTAGCAAAAAAGATTGTTGATAACACAAAACAACATGAAGAAATTGAAGTAAAAGTAAAACAAGTTGAAAAACAACGAGAAGAAGTAAAAAATGCAATAGTAACAGAAGAAGCTGTTATTAAAGAAATAAAAGTTGCTAAAGCAAATATTGTGGTTGAAGAAGCTAAAACTGTTGAAGAAGCAAAAGAAAATATTATAAAGAAAACAAGAAGACCAAAAAGAAAAAAATAATGAAACATTTATTATTTATATTATTATTAAGTCCGGTGTTTGCATTTTCGCAAACACCGGATACTTGTTTTACACAACAAGAAATTAAAGATATTTCATATACGTTAGATTCGTTATATATTGCAGATTCAATTAATAACAATTTAATAAATAAACAAGAAGTTTTAATCAATTATCAAATACGTTTAATTAAATTAGACTCGATTCAATTAGAATATAAAACAAAACAAATTGCATTATTGCAAGAAAATATTGATATTTATGTTGAACGAGAAAAGAAGTTTAAACCAAAATGGTATGACAATAAATCAATTTATTTTACAGGTGGTATTATAACTGCTATATTAACAAGTAAATTGATATTAGAAACGGTAAAATAATGAGTACTCCAAATATAAAGCAAATAATACAGCAACAGTACATGCAATGTGCTAAAGACCCTGTATTCTTTATGCGTAATTATTGTTATATACAACATCCTAAACGAGGTAAAATAAAATTTAATTTATTCCCATTTCAGGAAGATTCATTACATGAATTGAGAGACAATAGATACAATGTTATTTTAAAATCTCGTCAGTTAGGTATATCAACATTATCAGCAGGATTTGCTTTATGGAGTATGTTATTTAAAGAAGACTTTAACGTATTAGTTATTGCAACAACACAAGAAGTTGCAAAAAACTTAGTAACTAAAGTACGTGTCATGCACGACAATTTACCAAGTTGGTTAAAAGGTAATATTGAAGCAGACAATAAATTATCATTAAAATTTAAAAATGGTTCACAAATTAAAGCAGTATCATCATCTACCACAGGTGCACGTTCCGAAGCATTATCGCTATTAATAGTTGATGAGGCTGCCTTTATTAGAAACGTTGAAGAAATATGGATTGCATCTCAAGCAACACTATCAACAGGTGGAGCTGCAATTGTATTGTCTACTCCAAATGGGGTAGGTAACTGGTTTCATCAAACATGGGCAGATGCTGAAGCTGATATAAATGGATTCCATACAATTAAATTGCATTGGACAGTACATCCAGAACGAGATCAGTCATGGCGTGATGATCAAACAAAATTATTAGGTGAACGTGGTGCTGCTCAAGAATGTGACTGTGACTTTGTTAGTTCAGGTCATACTGTTGTTGATGGTCCATTGTTATTAGAATATGAAGCTAATTGTGAAGAGCCTATAGAAAAGAGAGGTTTTGATCACGGTTATTGGATTTGGGAATATCCTGACTATGCTCGCGACTATATGGTTGTAGCTGACGTTGCACGTGGAGATGGAGGTGACTTTTCAACATTCCATGTTTTTGATGTACAAGATGTACGCCAGGTTGCTGAGTATAAAGGTAAGATTCCACCTAATGATTTTGGCAATATGCTTGTAACAGTAGCATCAGAATGGAATAATGCGTTATTAGCAATTGAGAATGCAAATATAGGTTGGGCAGCAATTCAACCAGTAATTGATAGAGCATATCCAAATTTACATTATACATATAAAGATGATGGATATACTGATGCAGATGTGCAACTGAAAAAAGGTTATGACATGAAAGATAAATCACAAATGGTACCGGGTGTGTCTACAACATCAAGAACAAGACCATTAATGATATCTGCATTAGAAATGTATATGCGTGAAAAAACTCCACGTATACGTAGTAAAAGACTTATACAAGAGCTATTGGTATTTGTATGGTTAAATGGTAAAGCACAAGCACAGCAAGGTTACAATGACGATTTAGTTATGGCATTTGCAATTACACTTTGGTTGCGTGATACGGCATTGAAATTACGCCAACAAGGAATAGATTTAAATAAACGAGCATTGTCATCATTTCAAAAATCATCACCAGTTATTTATACAGGTAAATCTAATTCAAATGATACGGGTTGGAATTGGAATACTGGTTATGGCGATGAAAGCTTAACGTGGTTGATTAAATAATTTACCGCTGTTCTTTAAATAGCTATATTTATATTAAAAAAAGAAAATATGGCGTCATTAAGAAAACGTTTAACAAATTTATTTAGTACTAATGTAATCGTTAGAGCATATGGTAAAGATCGTTTACGTGTAGTAGATACTAATAGATTACAGAGTGTTGGTAACTTAGGTATGAGTAAAGTAGCAGATCGCTACACTCGATTACATGGAGCAAATAAACATCGTGTTGGTGGAATGGGAGGATATGACTCCAATTATTATATGCATCAGAATCGTATGCAACTTTATGCTGACTACGAAATGATGGATAAAGATCCTATTATTAGTTCTGCTTTAGATATATATTCAGACGAATCTACATTAGCTGATCAGTTTGGAGATATCTTAACTATTCGAGCAAATAATACTCAAATTCAAAAAATACTTTACAATTTATTTTATGATGTATTGAACATAGATTTTAATTTATGGACATGGATTCGTAACATGACTAAGTATGGTGATTTCTTTTTAAAATTAGATATTGCAGAAGAAGTTGGAGTTTTAAATGCTCGTCCATTTTCTAGTTATGAAATGGAACGTTGGGAAGAATACACAGAATCTACAGGCGAATATGAAATTAAATTCAAAAATGTAGCATCTGATCAAATGGAATATGCAGTATATGAAGTTGCACATTTCCGTATGTTATCTGATTCTAACTTCTTACCATATGGTAGATCTATGTTAGAAGGAGCTCGTAAAGAATTTCAAAAATTAATGATGATGGAAGATGCGATGTTAATTCATCGTATAATGAGAGCACCAGAAAAACGT